CGTAAAGGAACTCGAAAGGGAAAACAACATGTTAAGCAACCTAAGAAAATCGCCGAGAAAACAAGAAGATATAGAAAAACAACTTGAGTTTGATTTTAATCAACTCAAAGAAAAAAAAGAAAAACAAAGAAAGAAAAAATTAAATTTACCAGAGAACCCTTTGGATGAATTATTAAAGGATAAATAAAATGGCTGAAGAAAATATAAATATACAACAACAACTAGAAACTCAAGAAGTTGAAGCTCCTGTTAATGACACTAAAGGACAAATAGCTTTAAGAGATGGTACTAGTTTTGACCCCTTTAATGCTCCTACTCCAGGTGAAAGTTTAACTAGCCCTACTGAATCAAAATTTCCATGGGAAACAGCACCAGACTATACTGAAGTAAGACCTTTTATTGAAGACTTGTTTTTAAAAATGACTGAAGAAGATAACTATGTAGAGTTATTAGGTCAGTACTTAAACAATACTCCTATTGATGAGATGGTTCAAGTAATACTTTATACTTCTATGACAAGTGGTAAGATTAATCCTGACTTAATGTTACTTTGTATTGAACCTTTAATGTATCTTCTTATTGCAATAGCAGAACAAAATGATATTGAGCCTGTAATTTATGAAGATGAAGACGAAGATTTAAATGATGAGCAAAAAGATATATACATGGAAGAGTCAGAAAAACAATTAAAAGATATGAAACCAAAAACAATTAGAAAATCTAGTGTTGAACCTTCTTTACTTGCAAGAGTAAAAGAGTTACCTAAGGCAGAAGACTTGGGAGTTTCTGATACAGAAGAAGAAGAGGAGTTAGTATAATGGCTAGACGAGAAGATAATAAAAATAATTTTAAAAAAATATTAAAAGGTGCACTAGGAGTAGGAGCAGCTTACTTAGCAGTTAAAGACCCTGATGGTTTTTTAAAAGTTACAGGCGATTTAGCAGAAGATGCTGTAAAAGAAAAAGAAGCATTAATTGCAGCAAGAGGAGAAGAACTTGCTGCCGACAAAGCATACTATAGACAACGAGCTGATATAGCTTACGCTAATAAAACTGCTCAATATGAAACAGATTTTGCTGCAACTAATAAATTAGACAAAGCTTTAAGTAGTTTAGTATCTGCTTCAGCAAGTAATGGTGCTAGTAAAAGAGATATAGCTATGAATGTTTTAGTAGCAAAAGGAATTATACCTAACACTGGTACAAAAATAGATGACAGCAGTGGTATAGCTGAACAACTTAATACTGAAATAAATAAACTAAAAGATGTAGTAGGAGAAGATGGTAAAGTTACAGGATATACTTATGAAGGAACAGACCTTCCTAAAAGACCTAATTATACAGATTACTTTGATTCAAGTAAAGTTCAGTTAGCTCAAGCAAGTATTGCAGATAATAGTTTTTCTACATTGAGTCAAAAATTATTTGGTAAAGATGACACAGGTGATGCAGCTCTTGCTACACTTCAAAGAGATATGGATTCTGGTTATCAAGAAGTTTTAGAATCAAACTTATCAGGAAAATCTAAACAGTATCAATTTAAAGCTGGTGAAGAAAAAGAAACTGACAAAGACAAAACACTACTAGGTATACCAGTAATTAATAAAAATTCTGGAGAAGTTATAAATATAAGTCAATCTCCTATTTTTAACTTAATATATCAAGATGATAAAAATTTAGACGCTGAAACTTTAGTTTTAAAAAACTCTCAAACAGCTATTTTTAAACAAATTAAAACTGCTTATGAATCTCAATCAGATGACGCATCAACTCCTTTTGCAGGTAATGTTTTTTCTGTTATTCAAGCTACTATTCCTAAAACTAATTTAAAAGCGTTAGCTGAATATGATGGTAGTCGTATTGTTGGAACTTCAGCAGAAGGAGCTTTTTTATATAATAGAGTTCAAAGTTTAAAGTATGAAATAGCAGAAGCTAACTATCACAAAGCTGGTTGGCAAACTGGAAATCCTGCTGATAATCAAAGTAATTCATTAGAAACAAGACTTGCGTTAGAAGTTCCTAAAAGAATACTTGATTTAGATGGTGGAAAATTAGAAGGAGTTTATATTATTCCTAGTTCTGTTGTACCTCTTTATGAAATTGATAGCATTCCTACTACAGTAATAAATTCAGAAACTCCAGATGTTCCAGTAAATACTATTTCTTATTTAGAAGAAGAACTAAGTAAAATTCTTGCAGCAAACAAAGGAAAAACTATGTCAGCTCTTGCTCCGTTATTAGATGCTAAAGTTGCAGAAATATTAAAACCTCAGCAAGCTGAAGAAATTAAAACTAGTATTCCAAAAATTTCTGAAGACGGTAATAGTTTTATTATAAATGGAGTAGAACAAAAATTTTCAAAATTAGATGAGCTTATAAAAAATGGTATACTAAAAGAAGAAGATAATAAATTTGTAGCTATTAATGAAGAAGGAGAAAAAGAAGTAACTCCTGAATCAGTTATAGAAGCTTACAATGTATGGTTAGGTACTCAAAAAACATCAGTTGATGAACAAGTAGAAGAACTTGTTCCTAATATTTCTAAAATGCAACTTGGTACTGTTATAGAAAAAGATTTATTAACAGCTGAGTATCTTAATTCTTATACTAAAGATGTATCCTTTTCAGGCAAAGAAGAATTTTATGCAGGTAACAATATGATGTTAAATATAGGAGATGAAGTTACTACTAAAGATGGTATTAAATATGAATCTTACGTTGACACAACTACTGATGACCAAGGCAGAGAAATTTCTACACTTAAATTTAAACCTATTACAATAGAATAATAAATGGTTAATGATGTTCCAATATATATGCAAGGTTCTGTACCTGAGCAAAAAGAAGAACAAGAATCTGTTGTTCCTCAAATAGAATCTAATGTTCCTATATATATGCAAGGTTCTGTACCTGAGCAAAAAGAAGAACAAGAATCTAATGTTCCTATATATATGCAAGGTTCTGACATTTCTCAACCTAACATAGATGAACCTAGTAATATAAGAAAAGCTCAATATGGTGCAGCTCAAGAAACTTATTTACTTGGAGATGCTTATAGACTTACCTATGCTGCTTTTAGTCCTAGTAAAACTAGACAAAAAATAGAAAGAGAAAGACAACAAAGAATATTTGATGAGTTTCCTGAATTTAAAAATGGTAAATATGATTCAGATGCTGCAGTTATAGGTGGACGTGCATTAGTAATGGTGAGTGACCCAGTTTATTTAGCTATGCCTTGGGCAAGAGCAGCTCAAGCAGGACGAGCTTATAAAGGATACAAAAAATATGCAGCAGCTACAGCAGCTACTTCAGGATTAGGAGCAGTTGTAGGTGGTGGTACTACAGCCTTAAAAAAAGGTGCGACTGGTCAAGAATTAACAGGCGATGATATTTTATTTGGAGCTACAGCAGGTGCTGTTCTTTCTCCTATAGCTTTGGGTGTTAGTGCTGGGATAGGTAAAGTTGCTAGAAAAATATCACCTAAATTTTTTGGTAGTGATAAATTAAAAGAAGAAGCTGTTGCAGAATTATTAAAAAAAAATCAAACTCAAGGTTTAAACTTAAGTCAAAAACAATTAGACCAAGTTAAAAAAATAAGTAGTCTTCCTGAAATACGAAAACTATTTAAAGAACTTGCTGCAGAAGATAATAACTATCTTAAGTTTATTGTACCTAAACAAAATATAATAAACAAAATAAAAGAATTAGGTTTAAAATCTGATGACCCTGAAGCTCTTAAAATTTTAATAAAAAATTTAGGTGCGACTGAAGTAAAATTTTTAAAAGAAGCAGGAGTAAAAAAAGCAAATCCAAATTCTGTAGCTAGAAAGTTAAATGAAGAAGTTGACCTTGGTATAAAACGACAAGCTAATAAAGAATTTAAATATAATCAAGCTGTTGTAGAACAAATACATGCTATTGGTGGTTTAAAATCTCAACTTGGTAGAATATTAGCAATTAATTTAACAAGACCTATAGTAGGCGGTGCAATGGGAGCTACTGCTGGAGTTTTATGGGCTGATTCAGAAGAAGGTTTTGATGCCTATGTTGCCACTGGAATAAGTTTAGGTTTTCTTAGTAGAAGTTTAAGAAGTGGAATGTTAAAAGGTATTCCTAAAAATACTCAGATAGAATTCTCAACTCAACTATTAAAAAATTATATAAGTAATTTGGGAAGAGCATTTGAAGGAGCTAATAGATTTAATTTAGGATTAGCAACTAGTCAATCTACAAAACTTTCTGCAAGAGGTGGAGTGATGGATGAGTTTTCTACCATAATGTATAATAAGTTTGACACTACTCCAAGATTAGATTCTTTAGGTAGAGTTATAAAAGGTAAAGGTGCTAGGCTTACAGGATACTCACAAAATATTGAGGCATCTACTCAAAAAAGATTTAAAAAATTTATAGCAAGTATTTATGGTAAAGAAGGTGTACTTCGTGATACTTCATTACAACAACAACAAGAAGCATTAGCTATTGTAAGAGGAGCAAAAGGTACATTTTCAAAAGAGTCTCAAGACTTAGCTATAAGAATAAAAGATTTTTTAGGAAGTTTTAGAACTTACTACAATCAAGTAGGTATAAAAGAATCTGAAATTATAGCTAATTATTTTCCAAGAAAAATTAACTTTTCATTAGTTAATAAATCTGAAGAAAGTCAAAAAATTTTTTTAAAAGATATGGGAAAAGTTTTTCAAAATATAACTAAAAACGCTAGTTCAAAAAATCCTATAACAGTAGGAACAAACCCAGATGGTAGTAATATTACTACCATTATTCCTTATACATCAGCTAGAGCTAAAAAAGCTGCTAAAAAATATTTTGAAGGACAAACAGCTTCGTTTGAAAGACAACTGTTAGATAAAACTGCATCACAATTAACAGATAAAAAATCTAAATTTATTTTACCTCTTAGTGAGCACATTAATAAAGAAAGAATACTTCAAGGTTCTTATGATGATGTAGAAAAAATAATGGAAAAGTATTTAGTAAATGATGTAGGTGCTGTTCTTTCTGACTTAGTAAGAAATAGTGTTAAGTCTGTAGAGTTTGCTAGAAAATTTGGAGCTGATGGAAAATTATTAAAAGGATATTTTACAAGGCTTGATGACCAATACAAAAAAGAATTTGGTGTTACAGATATAAAAAATTTATCTTTATCTGTTAAAAAACAATTAGATAATGATAAAGAAGCTATAGCTAATAGTGTTAATTCTTTATTTGGTAGACACGGAAGAGCTGGTACTCAAGTTGAAAGAAATATTATAGCAACTCTTTCTACTCTTGGTAACTTTACTATGATGGATAAAGTTACTATAGCTAACCTTGGTGACTTAGTTCAACCTATGCAAAATAATAGATGGTTTGGTTCTTGGTTACAAGGAGCTTATAGAACTTCATTAAGAGCTAAAAACGAAAAAGGTGGAGCAGAGGCTTTAGGAATAGCAGATGATAATTTAGCTAGAACTTTAATGAAAGATATGTTTACTGGTGCAGAACAAGGTGGTTACACTAGATACTTAGATTTAATTGGTAAGTCTAATGAAAAATTTTTTAAATATGTTGGACTAGAAGGGGTGACTAGTATAGCTAGAAGATATGCTTTTAATGTAGGTATAGTTGATGGTCACAAAACAGCTAGAGCTTTAGCTATAAAAGCACAGCAAAATAATGCTAAATCTTTAGATAAGTTAAAAAATATAGATAAATTTACTCTTGAAGATATAAGTCATTTAAGTACTTTAGGTATTAATTCTTTTGATGACATACTTAAAATAGGTTCTTTTAGAAATCTTGATGATGCTCTTGGTGATGATATGGGTAAAGCAATACTAAATAAAATAGGTTCAAAGACTGCTGATAGAGATGCTATTATACCTACAGTAGGTAATAGACTATTGTTTACACAAACAAGAAACCCTATGTTAAGACTACTAGGTCAGTTTAGTTCTTGGGCACAAGCAAAATCTTCACAAACAAATGCTCTTATAGCTAGAGCAGAAAGTGGTGAACAAGCACAACTATTTAAAATGGCTGGAGCTTTAACTATTTATGGTGGTATTTTTAATCTTAGAGAGTTTGTAAAATACGGTGAAATTAGAACTCATGTAGATAAAGATACTGATGAATGGTTAGCACATTCTATGAATTTATCTGGTAATTTAGGTTGGCTTCCTACTACTGCACTAAATCAAGCTGTTGGTTTTGGTTCTGCAAATCCATTAGAATTTTTTCCAGGAGCTACTATTGTAAATAATATTCTTGCAACTGGATACTCAGGAAGTAAGTATGCTCTTAGTGGTTTTACTGATACTAAAGCTTATGATAATATGGTAAGAAATTTTTATAAAACTCTTCTACTACCTACTATAAGAGGAGCATTAGATAGATATTTTGAAACTCCATTTGTAATATATAAAGAACCTTTTGATTATAAAAATGAAATAAGAGGACAAACTAAAACTAGTCCTGGAGAATCAGTACGATATAATAAAGGTGGTTACGTTAAACAATTAGTAATTAAACTTAAGGAAAATAATTAATATGGGAATGTCAAGTAAAAAAACACTAGCAGAATTTGGAATGCTACCATCATCAGTACCTACCAATAGACGTAGACCAATGGATGCGTTTATGAAAGTGGGAAACAAAATGTATGGTACTGTTAATACTGCTAACGATTCTATTACTAACTATGGTGGTAATACTTACTCTAGAAGAAGTCCTTTAGATACACAAGAATATTTTGGTAGTATTAAAGCTAACAAAGGAGCTAACATAGATGCTGAAAAGTTTAAAGAAACTATTCGACAAGCAGAAGGACTTAGACTTGAGCCTTATAAAGATAAAGGTAAAGACACAGTAGGCTATGGTCATCTATTAGTTGATGGTAGGACTGGTAACATTTCTGTTGATAGAATAGATAAAGAAGATGCGGAAAAATTATTACAACAAGATATACAAGTAAGATTA